TTTCCTATAATGTCTGAAAAACTAGATTTACCTTTAGATATGAAGGATGAAGTTTTAAGATCATTAACTGATACAGTAACCCCTTTTATAATGTTGAATAAGGTAACTAAAAAGATTGAGTTATCAGGAGAAGTAAGAGGTACAGTTTACTCAGGTCATCCTACTAGAACAACATGGGGAAATACTTTAAGGGTATTATCTTATATATAATATATAATGAAAGACTGCAAATTACCTTATACAGCTTTCGTATCCGGAGATGATGCTACTATGATTATAGAAAAACAATCTTTATCATTAGTTATTTAAAGAATCCATGATGTATATTCATTCCAAACTTCCGGAACACATGGATTAGGTTAATAAATAAAAGAAATTATCGTATCCTTAGATTACATGGACTTTTTATCTAAAACTATCGTGTTTGGGTCAGACGATTGTTCTGTAACTCGAGATCCTAAAAGAGCTATGTTTTAATCTCATTATTCTAATAAAATTGTTATTAGAAAGAAATATTAATTTACCAAAGAATAACATAGAGAAGCAGTTCTTAATGGGATTTATTCTTGGGGAGCTAAAGCCCCAATTTTTGAAGAGTTACTTCCTAAAAGATTTAACAAGGATATAACTGATAATTATGAGATGAGAAAACATCTAAAAACTTATGTTAATGCTTATGATGTGAATTGGTCTTTATTAGAAATGGCATATAGATAAGTTTTAGGTGATAAATTATACTTTAATTTAAAATCAGAGGGTAAAGTTTTATCATAAGTCGCACCAGAAAAACCAGTTTATGTTGGTAATCTGACCCACGCAATAAAACCAAGAACATCTCATTTATTAACCAATGCCACAAAGATAAAAATCAGCAGCACAAAATAAAAGAAAAGGAATCCTTAACTAACCTAAACGATCTAAATCAGTTATTAATAATATGCCGAAAAGGCGATTTGGAATGGGTAACCCTTACAAGTTATCATATATGAAACCCATAATCCAAAAGACCGTTGATGATCAAAAGCGGAGAAATAATAATTATATCGGGTCTGTAGTATTTCCTGAACATGGTTATGGAGCTAGAATACCCACACCATTTCCGTAAGTATCCAGTATTATGCATTATTATACTAAATAAGAAGTAATTACTAATTCTTCAGGTTTAGCAGAAGTATAATTTATACCACAAATTTAGAGTGGTGATAACCTATTTATGATTTATGACAATTTAATGACCAATTTAAATTCAGTGGCTATAGCACCAGCTGCAGCAGC